AATGCGGAAAGTGCCACAACTGCTGACCAATTAAGATCAGCAACTACATTTAGAATGACAGGCGATGTCACAGCAACTGATATCACTTTCATTGGAAATGACTTAACACCAAGAACATTTAATACTACAATTAGTAACACTTTTATCAGTAATCAAACATTGACAACCACAAGCAATGTGAGTGATGAAATCATAATCAATAGAACAGCAGGCACCACAGGAATTTTCAAAACCACAGTGGGTGCCATTACAAACAGCATTCCAACTCCTCCAGTAGGATCAATCATGGCATATGCTGGCGCATCTGCACCATCAGATTGGTTATTTTGTGACGGAGCAGAAATACAAAGATCTGTTTATAACACTTTGTTTCAAGTTATCGGAACACAGTACGGAACACCATCAAATTCATCAGTGTTCAAACTGCCTGATTTAAGAGGAAGATTTGCACTTGGTAAGGACAATATGAGCAATCCAGGTTTAGGACAAGGATCAGCAGACAGAGTAACATCTCCCACAGCAGATGCACTAGGATTAGGTGCTGGCAATGAGAAGAAAACAATTACAAAAGAAAATTTACCAGAACACGAACACTCATTGAGAGCCAACAACGGTGATCAATTCTTTGCCTCAAGAAATATAGCAGGTGCTTCTACAGATCCAGAAGTTACCACAACATCAGGTCCAGATTTAGCCAATGCCAACGGCGCACAACAACTGCCTAATTCAGGCGGCATCGACGGCACAATTGGACAAGCAATGGATGTGATGAATCCATACTTAACATTGAATTACATAATTTACACTGGAGGAGCGTAATGAGTTATAAGTTAAACAAAACAGATGGCAGTTTATTAGTTGATCTTGTAGATGGTCAACTGGATACTTCATCTAGTGATTTAACACTGATTGGTAGAAATTACTCTGGGTTTGGTGAAGTATTAAATGAAAACTTTATTCAATTACTAGAAAATTTTGCCAACACATCTGCTCCAATCAATCCTATAAGAGGACAACTTTGGTACGACACTTCAGAAAATAGATTAAAAGTATATAACGGAACAGCATTTACTTCATCAGGTGGAACCACTGTTGCTGAGCAACAGCCCAACATGGTGGCAGGTGATCTATGGATTGACAGCACAAAGAGTCAATTGTATTTCTTTGACGGTGTGAGATTACAGTTGGTAGGCCCTGCTTATTCAACAGCACAAGGCACATCAGGATTTCAAGTCAACAGTATTATTGATACACAAAATATCACACAAACTGTGGTCAAAATGTTTGTGGGCGGTAATCTTGTTGGTGTACATGCCAATGCAACATTTACTCCAATTGCCTCAGCAAGAATACAAGAATTAGTCACTGTTTCTAATCCTTTAGGAACTTTACAAAAAGGTTTTAACACTGTAGGTACAGATTACAAATATGTTGGCACAGCCACAATAGCACAATCTTTAGTGGATGGTAATGGTGTGGTCAGAACAGCCGATCAATATCTTGTTTCTGATAATGATGATACCACAGTGGGTGCGTTAACAATTCAAAACAATGCTGGACTAACAATTGGATTGAACAACAACACAAAATTACAGTTTACTGACAACGCATTCACAATAGCAAATCAATTATCAAGTCAAGATGTAGAAATCAAAGTGAGAACACCAGCAGAAGTAATTGCTTTTAAAATTGATGCAGACAAACCAACAGATGAGTGGATAAATCCACAAACGCAACAGCCAGAATACCGTAACATTGGTGCTGTTGGTATCTATGAAGCAAATCCTTCTGCCACACTACACGTGGGAGGAGATGTAAAGATAGATGGAAGACTCACAGTCAATTCAGATATTACATACGTGGACACAGCCAATTTAAGAGTTAAAGACAAAAACATTGAATTGAATATTGATGAAGATGGTAATACCACACCAAATGCAGGTGCCGATGGTGGCGGAATAATACTTAAATCTACACAAGGTGACAAAACATTCACTTGGTCAGGCACCGGTGCTTGGACCAGTTCAGAAAATATTGATCTAGAGGCAGGTAAAGGATATAAAATTAACACCAAAACAGTGCTTACAGAAACAACATTGGGTGGAACAGTTACAGGTTCATCATTAACATCATTAGGCAAATTGGAGAAATTAGCGGTTACTGATATATCTATCGATGGTTCAACAATAACAACTTTCCCACCAGATCCTACTGACCCAAGTTATGTGCCAGTAGATTTAAAATTAGATTCAGGTACGAATCTAATCCAAGTGTTAAACAGCACAAGAATAACTGGTGTAGGCTCACCTATAAATGCTTCAGATGTGGCCACCAAAGAATACACAGATGGTTCTACCATCATCAGTTTACAGTTGGATGTGTCCAACTTTACTCAAAACGCCGCGGGCAACAATTATCTCAACACCAGAGAAGTGTTAGAAAGATTGTATCCGGTGGCAGGTTATAATTCAGGTTCATCAGAGCCACCAATTCTAGTTCCAGGTGCTGTAATACCAGCAAGAAATCAAGGAGCGTTGGCAAGAGTATTGACTGTGGACTACGGAGCAGGCGGTGGATTTACAATCCCAATACTGGATTTTTCAGGTTTGAAAAATTTTGAAACTGTTGATAAAAGTTATCCAACTCAGCAAAGAACAATAGCAAGTGTAACATTTAGTGCTCAAGATCCTAGTCTTCCTGCTGACCACGTAAAAATTACACTGACAACCCCTCATTTTTATGAAGGCGGTCAACAGGTAGTGATCGGCAACGCACCAATAACAAATGGAGGGCCTGGTGCTTTACCGGACATTAACAATACTTACACAATAGCGGCGGCAGAATTTCAATCAGAATCTCCCAACTTTGTGAGTTTCACTGTTCCTTTTGCTGATGGTAGTAATAGCACCAAATATGGAAGTGCGACGGTAACAACGGGAAATGTGACTAGAACTTCCATAGTGGGTAATTCAAACAAACAAGTAGTGGAAGATATTTCAAATGCTTCTAATGTTACTGGTACTATCACGTTCGCACCAACAAGAAAACTATTACAATTTGTGGTTAATAATGGTGCATGGGCATTTGATAGAGAGATCACATTAGGACTAACACCATAGGAACGATAAATATAACAAGTAAAGGGTATTATGGCATATATTGTTAACAAATTTGATGGAACACTGATAGCAACTGTTGAAGATGGTACTATTGACAGTACCACCAATCTACGTTTCATAGGTAAAAATTACGCTGGATACGGTGAAATTCAAAACGAAAACTTCCTACATTTATTAGAAAATTTTGCTAGTGGCAGTCAGCCAACCAGACCAATCAGCGGTCAGATATGGTTTGATACCAGCAACAGCAAATTGAAGTTTTATGACGGTACAAAGTTTAGAACAACAGGTGGTGCTGAAGTTGCCACCAGTGCTCCAGCAGGATTAACCACTGGTGACTTTTGGTGGGATTCAGCCAACAGTCAATTGTATGCCTGGGATGGCACAAGTTTTATCCTTGTGGGACCTCAGGGTGTAGGTAGCACTGTAACACAGTTTGTTTCAAGACAGATCAAAGATAATTTAGATGGCAATCAAGTAATCATAGAAGGCAAAGTGAACAACACAACTGTAATGTTGTTCAGTTCAACAGCATTCACAATTGGCACTACTGATCCTTCAAACACAATCACAGGATTTGATGTTGTTAAAAAAGGTATCACATTAGTCAACACACAATCTACCACAAACGGTGTGACATCGACAGATCATAGATTTTGGGGAACAGCATCCAACTCAGATAGATTAGGCGGATTTTTAGCATCTGATTTTATTAGAGCAGGTTCAAGTGCTTTTTCCAGCATTGTAAGATTTGGTGATGTTGGATTCACTGTAGGTGATTCTAATGATTTAAAAGTCAACATTGAAAACGGAAGCGATGCTTCTATTGCCAATGAAATAGGAGATAAGATTTCATTGAAAGTCAATAATGGTGGATCAGTGAATGAGATTGCTTATGTAGACACTGATGGCATCATGCCAGGTGTGGGAAATAAAAATTTAGGTTTAGTCACAGACAAGTGGTACGAAGTACACGCAAACTATTTCAAAGGTTTGGCAGACACTGCTTCTGGTATTGAGTTTGGTTCTCAAACATATTTAGGTTCTACAAATGCTGTGAACAACACCACAGCATTGAGAGATGCCACAGGCACTATCAAAGCAAACACCTTTGACGGTGTAGCAACATCGGCAAGTTATGCTGACTTGGCTGAAATCTACACAACAGATAAAGAATATGAAGTTGGCACCGTGATGGCAATTGGCGGTGACGCAGAAACCACAGCATTTTTTGATGGTGGCCCATTTGGTGGACATGTTTTTGGTGTTATATCAGGCAGTCCAGGATTTTTGATGAACAAAGATGCTGAAGGACAACCGATTGCTTTTGTTGGTCGTGTGCCAGTAAAAGTACAAGGCCCAGTTGAAAAAGGTCAAAAAGTTTATGCAAAGGATCTTGGTATCGCAACTGCTACCGAAAAAGGACAATTGGTAGGTTTTGCTTTAGAAACAAATTCAGATGAATCCACAAAATTAGTAGAGGTAGCACTAAGGTTAATAAATAATTAAGAAGGAATAGAATACAATGGCTTTAGTTACTGCGAATAGATTCAATACTCTTAGACAGCAAATAGACAACGTGTTAGGAAATGGTTCAGGTGATACTGGATATGGACAAACACTGATCACACAATCTGTTCAGGTTGGTGATTTAATCAATGCAACCAACATCAATAACGCATACGCAGATTTAAGAAAATGTTACAAACACCAAACAGGTGGAGATCCAGCAAGTAATATAATTCAAGCAGTACAACAAGGTGATCTTATCAAAGAAAATGATGGAGTAAATTACACAGGTTGGGATCAGTATGAAGCCTTGGCAACTTTGGTCAGCACAAATAGATTAACAGTTGATACAGATCAACAAGATTTAAACGCAACACCTTTCAGTAGAAGTGCATGGAACGGCACTATCACACTGATTGTAAATGTTAATTTTAGTTCTGCCGATGCCAGAAGACATTATTTCAACGCAGGTGGCTTTATTAGAATTTCATCCAACACCACAGATACCAGTTCAAAAGGCACAGACTGGAACAATATCATGGGTGGCAATTTACAATTCGGTGCTCACACCACAACGCACTCAGGTAACGGCACAGTGAATGGAGCCGCTATTGGAAACTATGAATTAGATGGAACAGTCCAAAGATTGTTGACCAATGAAAATGCTGGTGCTGGCACATATTCTGAAAACGATTACTTTGTTGATGTTCAATCAACCAGTGCCACTCAAATAAGATTCACAATGACTTACAGGGATCAAGAAACTGGTAATCCAGACGAAAATGTTGGAAACTTAAATGTCAGCCTAACCACAGCAACAGCAATCACAGATGTAATTGGTACTGCTCCGGGCGTTGTACGTGGTTCTGGTGATAATTTCTAATCTATAATTTGACTTTTATCCAAAAATCAAGTATAATATTCTTAATATTATGGATGAATCCTTATCAAAATCTTTAGAATATGCTGAACGTCTAAAAACGTTCAATAATCAACTTAAATTGTTGAAAGAGAAATGTCTTGAAAATAACATTTACTATATTCAAGGACATCAATTCACAATAAATCTCAGTCTTATCAACTACTGTTTAACCTACATGAACATCAAAAAGACCAATGAAGCAATCTTTTTGGACGATTATGAAATGCCAGTAAAAATCACAGACATAAAATCCTTTCACAACGATATAACAGATCAATATCAACGCAATCTAAATCAGTATTTTGTGGAATACAATCAATTGGTGAAAGACAAAGGTGAGATTTAATTATGACAAAAGGAGTTTTGCTATTTGCTCATAACAATAGCACTGTGGATTATGTTAAGCAGGCTAATTTTTGTGCAGGTCAGATAAAAAAACATCTTGATTTGCCAGTGTGTTTAATCACATCGGACAAATTCAATGAAGATCACAATAATTTCAATCACGTGAAAGTGGTGCCCAAGCCAAACACTCAACAAATTAAAACCTACAACAATGTAAATGAAAAGCACAAAGATTTTTGGAACAACACCAGTAGACCAGATGCCTATTCACTTACGCCATATGATGAAACCATTGTGATGGACACAGATTACATTGTGAACAATGCCAATCTAAACAAGGTGTTTGAAAGCAATGAGGATTTCTTAATCAATTACAAAGCACAGCATATAGATTTTGAATCTAGATACACTGAAGAAATGAAATATGTGAGTGATGTTGGAATAGAAATGTGTTGGGCAACTGTATTTTATTTCAAGAAAACAGAAAGAACTAAAAAATTGTTTCAATTGATAAACCATATCAAAAATGAATGGGAGTTTTATAGATTTGCGTACCAAATAGGAAACAAAGTTTACAGAAATGACTTTGCTTTTGCCATAGCAATACACATGATGAACAATTTTAATAAGACTGCTTGGCCCAAACAATTGCCTAGCAAACTGTTTTATGTCACAGACAAAGACAGTATTGATTCTTTCAAAAATAACAAATGGACATTCACGTTTGAAAGAGGAACACAATGTCAAATAACTGACATGAACATACACATCATGAACAAGATAGGATTAAACAAAATTATTGATCAATATGAGTAGAGGATTTATATTATTTGTACAAAAGAATGATAACTGCGATTATCTTAAACAAGCAGTTGCCTGTAGTGCCAGTATAAAAAAATTTATGCCCAAAGAACAGGTGTGTTTGATTACAGATATTGCTGTGCCAGATCAATATAAAAAGTATTTTGATCATATCAAAGATATACCAGGCAATGATTTAGCAATTAACAGCGATTGGAAAGTGAACAATAGATGTAAAATTTACAACATAAGTCCTTTTGAAAAATCCATAGTGCTAGATGTTGATATGTTGTTGTTGGAAAATATAGAGCATTGGTGGAAACAATTGGACAATTACGAATTGTACTACACAGACAAAGTTAAAACTTATAGAAATGAATGGGTAACCAATAATTATTATAGAAAAGTATTTGTTGAAAATGATTTACCTAATGTGTATTGTGGGTTTCATTATTTTAAAAAATGTGAAAACAATGAACAGTTTTTTAATCTTGTGATTGACATTGTGGAAAACTACGAGCAGTACAGCAAACGATACACACAAAATAAAACACAATCTTGGTGCAGTATGGATGTTGCCACCGCAATAGCAATTAAATTGTTGGGTATACAGCACAAAGTATTCAGTAAGCATAGCAATTTAACGTTCACTCATATGAAACCTAGAATACAAAATTATAAAAGCGAAATATCTTTGTGGACTGAACAGTTGAATTATGATTTCAATACTCAAAATGAATTATTTGTGGCCAATATCAGACAGCACGGATTATTTCATTATGTAGAACCCAACTTTTTAAATGACAAAATAATGGAGCAGTTACAATGACTATAAGACCTCCATTAAAATTTGATGTGATACGTCCTAAAGTACAGTATTATTTTCATTTCGATCCTGAATCAGGTGATGTGTACGGATGCAGTATTCAACAAAAAGGACACAGTGTTGAAATTCCAAAAGAGTTAGCGAAGCAAGTCCAAAATGGAATAAGAAGATTAACAGAATACAAAGTAATTTTTAAAAATACTCAATATGTTGTTGAATCCAAATTTACAGTTACTCAGAAACCGCAGAACGATTTAGAGCAAAACATCAGTGTTAACAAGTTGATCTATGAAATAGTTAAAAACGACAAAGAACCCTGCATACGATTTAGATTAGATATAGAGAATAAAAAATGGGATATCACCATTGATAATGAATTAAAAACAGTGATTAAAAATACTGTGAAACAAGAAAATAATACTCTTAAGTTTTTTGCCACAACACAGAATAACACCAGTGTGCCAGAATACACATTTGACGTAGATTTAAATCAATTGTGTGATCAGGGCAGTGTTGAAATAGAGCATAAAGCAGATTCAAAACCAAGATTATTTTGTAGAAAAATATACAATTATTCATATGAGGTTGTTCAATGATTTTAAAAGTATCTGATATGGATTTTGTATTTTTGAGTGTGGATGAACCCAACGCAGAAAAAAACTTTGCTGATTTGAAAAGAAAAATACCATGGGCAAAACGAGTGCATGGTGTATTGGGATTTGACACTGCTCATAAACGTGCGGCAGAAATATCAGACACAGAAAGATTTATCACAGTGGATGCGGACACGCAAGTACATGAAGACTTTTTACAAGTGGCAGTAAATCTTAATGCTTTAGGAGTAGATAACACATATCAATTCAGTTGGTGTGGGCACATTGGACTCAATGGCTTAAAATATGGCAACGGGAGTTTAAAATGTTGGTCTAAAGACTTTGTAAAAAATATGCAGACGCATGAAAACCACGATGGGAAAGAAGACAGCACAAATAAAAATGTGATAGAATTTTGTCATTTTCCAAATTATTATCAATTCAATGACAATTATTCAGTCAGTCACATTGATGGATCAGCATATCAAGCCTGGAGAGCAGGCTTCAGAGAAGGTGTAAAAATGAGTTTGGACAAGAATGTGAGACAAGCACCAAAGGATTTGTGGTGGCAAAACTATCAAAGATTGCTGGTATGGATGTCAGTGGGCATGGACAATCAATACGGAATTCATGCTATCCACGGAGCAAGAACAGGATGTTATTTGACCATGTGTACTGATTGGGATTTCACACAGGCAAACAACTATAGATATTTTCAAAAATATTGGAAATATGAACTGCATGACGATACAAAGGTTGATTTTTATGAAGACACAATAGCACTTGGAAAGAAAATTACACAGCAGTTTGATATTGATTTGCCAATTGAACCTTTGACTGCTGAACAAAGTAAGTTTTTTAAATCTGTTTATCACAACACACCAAGAATAATAAGGAAAACAATTTAATGTATGATATAGTTTTTATAAGTTATAATGAAGCATTAGCAGATTACAATTTTAAAACTTTGTGTGATCGTTTTCCTATTGCTCAACGTGTTCAAGGAGTTAAAGGTATTCATCAAGCACACATCGAAGCGGCAAAAGTAGCAGTAACAAAAATGTTTTGGGTGGTTGATGCTGATGCTAGGATAGTTGATGACTTTAAATTCAATTATGATGTGGATCAATATAATTTAGAAACTGTTCATGTTTGGCAAAGTCGTAATCCTATAAATGATTTACAGTATGGATACGGTGGAGTTAAATTGTTGCCAAGACAATTGACATTAGATATGGACACAAACACAACTGATATGACCACAAGCATATCTAAAAATTTTAAAGCAATAACGCAAGTATCAAACATCACAGCATTTAATTCAGATCCTTTTAGTGCTTGGAAAAGTGCTTTTAGAGAATGTGTAAAATTAAGTTCCAAAGTGATAGATAGACAAGTAGATGGTGAAACAGAACAAAGATTAGATGTGTGGTGTTCAAAAGGTGCTGATAGACCTTATGGTGATTTTGCCATTGAAGGCGCACAACAAGGTAGAAAGTTTGGAACTGAAAACAAAGACAAATTAAATTATATCAATGATTTTGATTGGTTGAAAAAACATTTTGAGGAGACCTGCAGTGTCAGTACATACTACTAGAAT